AACTTCCTTCAGAATGTAGGACTTGGCGGCGGTATAGTTACGTGATTCATGAACAACAGAACCATTGTGAATGATGGCAAAAGCTTTGCATCCGATGATAGGAACTGCTGCCCACATACCATCGTTAGTTACATAACCATCAGGATCGCCTGGTATTGGATCTAAAATACCAGGACGATTGATGAATGGTTTCTGAAACTTAGCCATTAGAACTTGGCATTGACGCCCATCACTTTGGCATTAGGATTACGTGCCAGTGCTACCTGACGTGCCTCCTGATAGTCACGGGCATGGACAGTTTCGACAAAAACTTTACCAGCAACGTAGAGTTTGACTTCGCAGAGCATGGTGCTTTCCTTTGATTACCTTAGTATTATAGGGCAGAATGGAGCAGAATCTGTTCGGAATGGACAGTTCTCAGATTGGCAGTCGTGCCATACGCTGCTCAACTCTTCTCATGGCAATCTGGTGATACTTCTCATCAATCTCAAAACCGATGAAGTTCCTATCACTTTCCATTGCCATTGCGGCAGTGGTGCCTGCTCCCATGAAAGGATCGAGCACCAAATCTCCTTTTTCACTCCAAGTGAGAATGTGATCTGTGGCAAGTGCCTCAGGGTACATTGCAGGATGCTCGAAGGCATAATTATCCTTTGTTGTAAATCCTTTGCCATTATTGTAGCGCCAGATATTATTACGGGGAGAATATGCAGGAGTTGGCTTTTGTGTGCGTTCCACAAGATTGCCATCCTTATCACGATAAGTTCCCTTACCCCAGTTAGTATGTCCTGCCCACTTGTTTGGTTTGTCAGCAATCAAATTCGCAGTCTTTGGTTTAGTCTTCTTACTGAAGACAAACATGTATTCAAAAATTTGAGAATATCGATTGCTGTCTTTCCGTGCAGGAAAAGAACTACCATTCTTCTCATAAATCATGGTATCATGGAGAAGAAAACCCAACTCTCCAAAGTACAGTGCCTGGCGGAAAGATGACATGCTTTCACCACCTTTGATGACTGCATCACCAACCACCCACACAACTACACCGCCAACTTTCATGACACGATACATCTCCTGTGCGACTTGCTTGAATACTTCAAAGTCCCACTTGGATGAATCGTTGTAAGTTCTCAAGTCATCATAGGGTGGAGAAGTGACACACAAGTCCACGGACTCGGCATCCATCTGCTGCATCCCAGCGATGCAATTTTCCTTGTAAACTTGATTGATTTGCATGAAAAGAGAGTTGGGTATCTTATATTATAGCACGGATGTCAACGGCGGACAACCGACACAGCAGGCATCCCCTGGTTGAACACAGTATCTACCACTGCTTGAACGCTCTTGGCGGTGCTGATGCCCACCTTGTCATAGACAGGCACACAGACGAGTCCAAACGTCTTCTGAGCGCCTCCCAGACGGATGACACGCCCGATGGACTGGGAGATACCGATGTAGTCCATGTTCCGCATGAACAAGACTGCCTCCAGTCCGCTGACGTTGATGCCCTCGGACAGAATAGAGTGGTGCAGAACTACGAACTTCTTGGTAGAATCCTTACCCCAGGCGTTCAGAGTGTCGAAGAAGGTTTCCCTATCAACTTTCTGCCCGTCGATGATAGCACCAGTCTTGCTGGTGATATACATGCAGGAGTAACCACGCTCGGCAAGTTGCTGACGGAAGTCAGATTCAGACAGCAGTTTGATAATCTGCTTGGTAGAACGTGCAGCAATCAGAATCTTACCAAGAGAATTGTCATCAATGGTATCCAGCAGGTTCTGGGAATCACGATCGGCAATCATCTGCTTGTCCTGAACCATGTCCAGTTGCTTGACAACAACCTTAGGCGGCAGGATGTAGCCTTCCTCAACCAACTTGGGAGCAGGAACGTTGCAGATTACCTTGCCATAAACCTCAGGCATATTCATACCAGGTTTGGCAATAGTGAGAGAATGCTTAGGAGTAGCAGTGAAGAAATAGCAGCGGTTAGCATTAGCAGCAAAATGCTCCGTGGCAGGGAAGAAATTACGCTGGACAGAGTTATGCGCTTCATCAAAGTAAATGCAATCGACGTTGATGTCTGCCTCCATGAGACGGGGCAGAGAATGATAGGTAGTGAAGATTAGTTGCTTGCGGTATGCTTGCTGACTCCAGTTACGGATAATGGAAGGTTTGGTGCTGCTGAAGTGATGAGTCTCACCACTGTGAACGTGCATCACTGCAACGTCAGTGTGGAACTCAAGAAACTCAGCAGAGAGTTGTTCGGCAAGCAAGATGCGAGGAGCAACCACAACCATAATGCCGCCATCGCAGGCGTCAAGGAATTCTTGAGAATCCTTAATCATGCACATGGTTTTGCCACCACCCGTAGGAACGATTACCTGCCCCTTGGCGTTTGCCAGCATAGCGGCAAGTGCTTCTTGCTGGTGCGGACGGAGCTGCATCACTTCCTCATCGTGTATGGATATATTATAGCACGCAGAGTCCTCTACCGATGAACCCTGTGACACTTATTAAAGTGACCTAGGTCCTCATCTCCAACCCGGACAAAGGTAGTCTATAGGTATTTTAGAATAGTGTCAAGCTTGTGCTGCCAACACCAACAACATTGAAGGTTAATGTGCTTCCAGATACGGTGATTTGAACTCCTGTTTGTCCAGCACCACTAGTAATTCCACCAAAAGCAGTTACAACTCCAGTGAAGTTCTGTGTGCCATTAAGAGTAAGAACACCACCAGCAGTAGATCCAGTTATGTTTGTTCCATAATCTACTGAGGTAATAATTCCAGTTAAGTTGGCACCACTTCCAGTTGTTGTCAGATAAGTGCTAGTATCGACAGAACCATCTGCCTTCAGGAACTCAGTAGATACTCCACCATCCTTAACGATTGTGTTTCCTGTAACTGAACCAGATGCAACTATGTTTCCACCAATATCTACTCTTTCTGTTGGTGATGTAGAATTAACTCCAAGATTTCCTGATTGTGTCAGAACCATTGCACGGTTCGACGCAGTTGTCATGAAGTTAAATGCCGTACCTAAACCACTTGGATTCAGATAGAAGTTGAGATTTCCAGTGTCATAGTTTATAATATCTAAGGATTCATCCGTGCTTAAAGGATAGGAACCACCAGAGTTTCCATGTCCGAAGCGAATTTGTCCATTGTCTGTTGTTGTAGTTCCACTTCTTCCGAGTGTAAGTATTGATTCATTAGAACCATCACTGGTAATTTGTATAGAAGAAATACCAGTTTTTCTTACATGAAGTTGAGCATTTGGTGAATTTGTACCGACACCAAATGACTCTGCATAAGCACGAGTTGATGCTGTTACAATGCCAGCATTCAATTGATTGACGATTATATTTGCCGATTCAGTAATGCTAGATGCAATACTTGCAGTTCCTGTCAAATTGGCAGTAATTGTTCCAGCAAAAAAGTCTCCAGAACTATCTCTGGCAACTATTGTGCTTGCAGTATTGTTTTCAGTTGCTGTTGTTGCACTATTAGGAATACTGGTTAAGTTCGCTCCAGAACCATTGAATGATGTAGCAGTTATAACACCAGTGACTCTGGCATTGCCATATACGGTAAGTTGAGAATCGGCAGCACCAGGGCTAGAAGTTGTATTAACACCAATCTTTGATGTTGTGTGTAATCCTATTCCCCCATTATCAGTAACCCATGCCGTATATGCATATCCAATAAGGTTAGTGACTGCACTAGATGTTCCTACTTTCAGACTTCCTACTGAAAGAACACTAGAAACATTGGCACTAGTTGCACTCAGAACACCAACAGTTCCTATACCGGAATGTAATGTTGCAGATGTTACAAGTCCAGTTACTCTAGAATCACCATAAACATTTAACAAATATCCTGAAGGAACAGAAGTTCCTATCCCTACAAGACCATTTGAGTTTACAACGAAATTGTCATTGTCAACCTGAAGACCAGTTCTAAAATTAAATGACTTACGGATATTTGCCATTATAGTCTTTTTAGTTATTTATTTGATTCTAATAATGTAATATAATCCAGTGTATGGAGGGAGGTTCTTGTCAGTTGCATCTTCACCCGCTGCTGCGACATTAACACTAACACTAATGCCAGTGGTTGAAGTGGATGTATTCGCAGTAAATGCCTGAACTGCTCTACCACCGCCAACAATACAGTTTTCATTAGCAGTAGCACTCTGATAATTGTGAGAGTGTCCAGGATCACTTACTGATGATGTTGTCGTGTGCTCGTGTAAAGGAACTACCAAGTCCTTACTACCACCAGTTCCTGTGACACTATACAAATCACCAGCACCAACGGCAAATCTATTACGAAGATCTGGAAGGTTAAAGGTTGCACCAGAACCACCATAGGTGTAACCAATAACATCAAACAAGGTTGAGAACGTTGATGTACTCAAACCAGCACCATTACACTGTCTCCACGTTGCCGTGGGCCAGGTATCTGTTGCACCAGGCCATAACATGATGCTTCCAACTGGAGATATATTCGGAACATCCAATTCACCAGCAGTAATTGTTCCAGTTACAGTCAGATTACCATCAATTTCTGTATCTGTTCCGATGGCAACTTTGTTTCCAACAGGAGCATCAATCTTCAAATCACCACTGGTGGATGTAATTGTGCTAGTGTCTCCATTGATGGTTACATCACCAGCAGTTACATTTGCCGCTGTCAATGTCTTACCAACACCAACACCACCAGTAACTATGAGTGCTCCTGTTGTAGTGCTAGTTGAATCTGTATCATCAGTAATTCTAACCTGATCGTTGAATCTTGTATCATTATTAAATGTGACAGGTCCATCGAACTGAGACAGAAGTTGATTAGAGTTTCCACCCTCAACAACTAGTCTTTCTTTGATGATTACTTCATCAAATACTACGCTGAGTTTAGAAGGATCTTGTCCAGTAACTGTTGGGATTGGAGTATTAAATGTAATTTCTTCACCAGTTGCAGCAGACTTCTTCTGGTTACCAACATAGAAGTCACCCTTGTTGTTCATACCAGTGTATACAACAACACCAGCAGATCTTTCTTGTGCTTGTGACAGGTATTCTTCGTCTTCTGTCGGTGTCTTATCCTGAACCTGTGGAAGTCCAGTGGAATAGTTACCAGGACCGAAACCAAGATATTCAAACGTGTGTCCTGATGCACGAATAATCGAAGGTCTACGGAATTCGATTGATGGAATTCTTACTTTCTTGATTAAAGAACCTGTAGTATGTGCTGTCTGTCTAGAAGAAAGTGCTCCACGAACTACGGTAATTTCATTATTATTCAATCCACTGAGAGAACTGCTGGCAATTCTCATGATTTCATTATCAATTTGAATATAAGAACCAATTGGGAATCTGGCAACAGTTCCTATACCAGAATTAGGAACACTTACAGCAAACGCAGTGTCTGTTGTTGTGATTGTTTCATTTAGAGTTAAAATTTCACCGTCAAATATTGTGATTGCTCTTGACTCAAGATTCTCATTTCCAATGTTAGAGTCACCACTATTGGAGGATAACCCGTGCTTCAGAATAAATCCAGAAGCAGTACCGAGTCCAGAGTTAATCGTAAATGTGGAAACTCCAACCTTGTTAGCGACAATAAAATCGCCAAGATTGTTGTTCTCTGTATCAAGAACTCTAAACTTGTTACCAACAGTTAAACCATGAGGTTGTCCTGAAGTGAATGTACTGATACCACCAGCAGATGTTGCAGTAAATGATGCCGAAGGTCCGACTACAAATGCATATTGATCTGCAGTGATGAGAGTGTCACCTGAGGTTCTGGCAATAGCAATTTGAGTGGAAGCGGGAACTGAAGAGATACGGTAGTAAGTATCCGATGTTGTACCAGCACCAGTGAATTGAACAACTTGTCCAGTTGCCGTAGAAATACCACCAGTAGAAACTGTAACTTCTGCGCCAGAGAATCCATCAATATCTAAAACTTCACCAGCAGTATATCCAGAACCTGATGAAACGATGGTTGCAACACCAACAGCACCACCAGAAACACTAATATTAGCCGTAGCGCCATCCCATGTCGATGTTCCATCGTTGAGAAGTTTTACGTTATGATAGGTTCCATTTGCAAATCCACTTCCTGCGGTAGTAACACTTACATCAACAATACCATCAAGTCCATGTCTTCTATCGAATGTGATTGTGCTGACACCAGCGGTGGCATTATTGACAGAAGAAATTTCCAGTCCAATTCCTAACTTCGTGAAGAGAGTATCAGATGCTTCTCTAGTAATACTCTTCTTAAGATCGTTAGATGTTACATCACCAAGTGGATATCTCAGAGCATATGATTTAGCAGATTGTGGGTTGTCATTGATATTATCTCTATCAAGTTGAGGATACAAATCAGTTACATTCTGACTGTATTTCAAATCAGTAAATTCGCTAGCAACGGCAGAATCTGATTTTAGAACATGGAAATGATAGATACCATTTTGTTCTCCTTCATCATATTCAGAAACTACTTCATTTCTGTAAATGTAAAGATTGGACTGTAAATCACTTCTTTCAAATCTTGGCAGTGATGTCGTTCTTGTTGAAGTATTGTTTGTGAATGTTCCAGGAGTTCTTGTAGTAAGTTCGTACTTAAAGGTTAAATCGTCTGTAACTTCACTGACGGTAAATGTTCCGTTATATCCTTTATCAAAGTCTCCAGCACTGTTTAAAACGTCGTCAGTAACGTTTCTGATGATGATACCATCACCTAGTGTAAGGTTGTGAGGTTGTTCAGCAATTACTGTTACCGTATCAGTTGTGAAGGAACATGTGCTGATGAATCTTGGATTTCTTGAGAACCCATATTCGGATGATGTGATGGTGGATTTTGTAAAATCTCCATCTGTTCCAAGTCCTGTTGTACTAGATTCTTGAAGAACAAATCTGGACTCTGGTGTTTTTGCATTAGAAAGTTGTTTTGGAACTACAACTCTATACTTGTAAATCTTTTCATCAAGGCTTCTATTGTCAGCAATTCTCTTGATGAATGATGCTTCCGATGCACCAGAACCAGTGAGGTTTGTGAAAATGTCACTTCCAGTATTGGTTAAAATGTACCAATGACTATTAGTTGAATCCCATTGTACTGGATGTCCAATATCTCCAGCATCTTTATCAGAAACTCTGGTTACAATTTTAAGATTAGTTCCACCATAAACCGTTATAGCATCATTATTATTTGCATCAGATTCTGATGATGCTAATTTAAGTTCTGTAGAAGAGTCTCGGATTGCATAATAAACTGCTCCGACTTTCAGATTTTCTGGCATATCGCCATCATCGCTGAGGATGATAACTCTTTCTCCAGTTTGAATATTGTGTGTTCCAGAAGAAACTGTAAATACGTTGGATGCTGGAGCTCCTACAGAATACTCTTTGAAAGATGACGAACCATCCGCCATCAGAATATTTGCCGAGTGCGTAGATGATCCAATCGTCAGATACAGTTTGTCATCTACCCGAGCACCAACACGATATCCTTGTGTTACAACAGTTGGTTCTACTGCTTCATCTTCAAATCCAAACAAATACAAGTGACTACTAATACCAACAGATGTTGTTTTACCAATATCAATAGTCAACCAATCAACATTATCTTCGGCAGTTGTAATCGCTCTTGGTGGAATGACGTGAGTAATAAATGCCTTATCGTCCTTATTGAATGCCTCTTTCTTAAATCCATCGGCAGACAGAGAGATTTGTCCGAAGTTAGAGTTTGAGTTGGTGATTGAAGCATCACCACCACTCTGACATTCAAAATGCTTATTGAATCCGATTGCAAATACTGATACAATCTGGATAAATGCATCATTTGAAATCTTGATGTGTGAAGATTCCCAACCAGATCTATAAACAGAATCTGATTCCAAGTGATAAACTCTACCGCTAGATGATGAACCAGCAGATAAATCAGCACCAGTTACTTTCGATGTGCTAAGAGTACTCGAATATGCGCGGTTTGATGGAATATACTGTACAAATGCTCTATCATCTTTCTGGAGTGATACGCCAGTGAATTGAGCGACAACAATAGAACGGAATCCATCTGCCTTTGAACCATCAGCATGAAGTCCATTCATACCCCAGATGGAGCGCATTGATATATTAAAGACGTATGGTGATGCACCAGATACACTGTCAGTATCTACTGTGACTAATTCATCACCAGAAATAGTTCCTGGCGTCTGTAAAGTAACTGGGAAGGATTCTAAGTTATAGTAGAATACTTTATCATTGGTTGCATCAATTTCGGAAACTTTTGTTGAGATATTATAGTTGAACGGAGATACACCACTAATACGAATAGGAGTTCCCTCACTTAGTCCATGTGCCAGTTCTGTGGTTACAGTAACTCTATTGGTTGGTGTTCCACCAGAACCTGCTTCAATAGCTGTAATTTTTAGAGCATCAGCAGCAAATGCACCAACGATTTCATGTTCTGGACGCTGTGGTTCAAATCCTTTTGGTTTAGATGGGAATTTATCGTCAATATCTCTATCAGTTCCTGTACCATATGCGAGAGATAACTTCGCATAATACATTTGAAGATCAGTTAATTCTGTAGTGCCAACTTTATTGACACCATCAGCATATTCAAATACTGTCAGTTTATGGTGAGAGAATCTTGGTGTTGATTGAATTGTGAAGTCATTTGATTGGGTATAAACAAGTCCGAACTCATCGCCATCAAAGATACAGAACTGCCACAGATAGCAAGCACCAGTTAATCTGAAAATAGCAGAGTTTGCTACATCAGGATCTGTTGGGTTAGGTACATACTTAGGACGAACCTTTGTTTTTCTTAAGTCAAGACCTACGATTGATGTTCCTCTAGGAACAATGACACCACCGTAGATACTGTTAAACTTGACTAACTCATTAGATGATTGTGTTAAATCAAAGTTAGAATCAAGTGTTAAAGGTAAATTATCCGATGCGGCAACTGCTGTAACACTGCCATCAGCTGCGGTTACTTTTGCTCCACCATCATTATAGATTTGATATCCTGGGCGGTTGTCAACTTCATGCACACCAGGCATCAAGAGAATGGTAGTTTTCTCTACCTGGTCATTACCATTTCCCTTAATATACGAAAATCTTGCTGCTTCAATCAGCGCTCTCTGAATGGTTTTAAATGGACGAGCAAGTGAATTACCCGTGTTTAAAATGCTATCAGTTGAATCTAAATCCGCTGGACTTACGTATAGAATTCGACCCTCAGTATTCTTGATAAAGTTGTCTAACTTATTCAGAGGCATTGTATTATGACTTCTAGGATATTTCTATGTTTTATTTATCAACCCATCAAATCCTCCTCATCATACTGAAGCTCTATTTCTTCTGGCATATCTTCTGGATTTTCTATGTCCATTAGAAACAAACAAGGATGCGCTTCTTCATCTATCAAGTAGAAAGAACTCCTGTATAAGTCTTCTGGTTCAAAAGAGGTTTCTTTATTGGCAAGTTCTATTAACTCTTTGTCCATTAAATGTCCATCAGGTAGTTCATCAAAGGTAAAAGGAACCTGATTGATGAAATACATTTTTACTATCATACTGCCATTGTCATACCAGCAGTATGCAGTGTCTATCCTATAAGACATAACTTGCGGGTTTTGTCTTATTTATTTTAATAGGACGAGGGGGAATCGAACCCCCACGGGCACAATGCCCAACAGATTTTAAGTCTGGTGCGTCTACCTATTCCGCCACCGTCCCGTAGGTGCTCCTTGCGTGGATCGAACACGCCTCAGGCGAATTATGAGTTCGCTGCATTCACCAGATTGCTAAAGGAGCATTCGCTATTCGCAAATAGCGAATAGGAG